CCTTGAACCAGGAAGATCAACAACGATTTATGCATCAGGTGGTAGATCCATTCAAGTTGATGAGTCTATCACTGAAATCACAATTACAGAACTTCATAGACAAGATGATGCTGAAGTAAGATCAAATCTTAAATACATCAACTGTGAAACCAATATAGAGCGACAAGCACGCATAGTTAATAAAAAGAAGTGGTCTATAGAACATCCTGATGAAATTAACCCATATGACAAACCACCAAGAATCATGAATCTTGATGCATTTAATGGTGATGAAAATTCACAAGATGATAAAAGCAACCTATTATATCAAGCATCTATTTATTCAGAGCAAATCAATCCTAATGATACACATGAAAAACTCGAGATCATCAAGGAGTATGTTGCTACTTTACCAACCACCATGAAAGAGATGTTTGACCTTATCTATATTCAAGAACTAAAGCAATCAGATGTTTGCTCGATATTAGGTATATCAAAAAGCACAGTATCAGAACGTGTAAAAACACTTGAGAAAAAAATAATTGAACATTTTTCTAACCAACCCGAACTTTTGAGATAAAAATGCGGACTAAGATTTAGAAGGCAAAAAGGCACTTCTAGAAAAGAGGAAAAATATGCAAGACAAAAAGCATAGGGTTCGCATTAACTTAGCGGACAAAAGGAGTAGGAATACCAACATCATCGAGACAATGGATGAGACAATTCCAAAGAAACTATTCAATAAGTTATTTGGTAAGAAAAAACGAGTCTTGATCATTGCACCAAGTGACTCGGTAACAGGCATTGAAATTTATGAAGAGGTAGGTGAAAAAAATGTCAAGAAGTCCAACAGTTCACAGTAGAAAGTATAGTCCGAGTAAAAGCAGTATCTGGTTAAATTGTCCATTAAGCACTGTATTCAATGATGGCACAAACCAAGAAACAAGTCCACAAGCTGAGTTCGGTACGCAATGTCATGAGCTAGGTGCAGCACTTGTTAGTAAGTCATTAGGTCTAGTTGATTATGACAGTGAAGTGAAACCAATCGATGAACTTATCAAAGAACTGGATATGTATTCAGACGAGATGCAGGATATTGCGGATGGATATGCAGATTACATTATTAACACCATTGAATATGAGAAAAAGCGATCTGAAACAGAACCCTTTGTCGTTATCGAACAATTGCTGGGTATGGATTTTGATGAAGATGCAAGGGGAACGTTAGACTGTGGCATTATCTCCGGTGTAGATGGTGGAACTCTTACAGTTATTGATTTAAAAACAGGACGATCACCGGTGTATGCATTTGACCATGAAGCTGGAACATTCAATACACAACTTGCGATTTATGCTCTTTACTTTTACAAGGCATACAAGGATCTATATCCAGTGAAACACATAAGACTTGTAATTTACCAACCCGTTATCAATAACACAAATGATTACGAGATGCCTATTGATGATTTATTGAAGTTTGAATCAGAAGTATTAATCCCAGCAGTATTGAGTACAAGAGTAGAGACGCCACATGGAAATCCAGGTAAACATTGTCGCTATTGTTCCGGTAGAGAAACATGTGCATTTAGAGCAAATGCAATGATGGAAACATTCAATAATTCCAACAAACCTATCACTCAGCTTACAGATAGTGACATTGAAACGTTACTACCAAAACTTGATGAAATGATCCAGTTTGCTGAAGACATCAAATCCTACGCATTAAAGAAAGCGAAACGTGGATTTAAGTGGCCTGATTATAAGTTAGTTCACGCTCGAGTTTCAAGAAAGATTACTGATGAACCGGGATTGATTAAGGCATGTGAAGATGTAGGAATTGATCCATACACAGCACAAAAAGTGGCAGGAATTACCGAACTGACCAAACGAATCGGTAAAGACAAAGTGACTAGCATTATCGGACCATATATCACAATGCAGACAGGTTCGATGATTCTAGTACCAAATACAGATCCTCGTGAAGAGGTAACAACAATAGAAAAAGGAGAAAAATAAAATGTTGAATATTATCGAAGGAAAAGAACAACGCCCTAAGAAAATCGTCATTTATGGACCGGAAGGAATCGGGAAGTCTACATTTGCTAGTCAATTCCCAGATCCATTATTTATTGATACAGAGGGCGGAACAAGCAATTTAGATGTAAGAAGAATCAAATGTAATAAATCATGGAATGAACTAATCGCAATTGTAAAAGAGATACATGCGAATCCACATATTTGTAAGACGGTCGTACTCGATACAGCTGACTGGTCTGAAGCGTTATGTACCAATGCTGTATGTGAAAAATATCGCAAAAACAATATAGAAGACTTCGGTTATGGAAAAGGCTATGTCTACTTAGTTGATGAGTATGCAAGATTGTTATCACTGCTTGACCAGTTAATTGAAGTAGGCATCAATGTCGTGATTACAGCACATGCAAAACCACGTAAATTTGAACTACCAGAAGAACAAGGATCATTCGATCGATATGAGATGAAACTATCAAGACAAGTAGCACCATTAATCAAAGAGTGGAGTGACGCATTATTCTTTGTCAATTACAAGATTTATGTCGTTACAACCGATACCAATAAGAAAAAAGCACAAGGTGGCAAGCGTGTTCTATATACCACACATAACCCAACTTACGATGCAAAGAACAGATTCGATTTGCCAGAAGAACTAGAGCTGGATTTCAAAGCTATCTCACACCTATTTGAAACGTATGATGTGCCAGCTGAACAAGTGATGGACTACGACTCAAAAGATGTAACAACACTAGCATTTGTAGAACAACTTAAAAAGAAACTAGAAGAAGACGATATTACAGAAGAACAGTTACAAAAAGTAGTAGCCGCAAAAGGTCACTATGAATTAAAAACTCCAATCAGTGATTATTCAGACGATTTCATTACACGTTGGATTATACCTAATTGGAAGAAGATTGTAGAAACTATAAAAAATGAAAAAGGAGAACAATAATCATGGAAGAAAATAAAAACATGTTGATGGATTGGAATGATTCCATCGAAGAAGACGGACAGGAGCTAGTCATATTACCAGAAGGTGATTACAACTTCACAGTCACTCACTTTGAACGAGGTAGATTTCCTGGAGGACCAAAAGTTCCTGCATGTAACAAAGCAACCATTACCGTTCAAGTAGAATCAGAAGAAGGGCGTGCTGTTGTGAAGTTTGATTTATTGTTATATCGCACAATTGAATGGCGTATTTCATCATTCTTTAGATGTATCGGACAGAAAAAACATGGTGAGAAATTAACGATGGATTGGAATAAAGTTGTTGGTTCCAAAGGACGTGCACATTTCAAACCTCGTAAATACATCAATTCCTATGGTGATGAAAAAACAACAAATGATATCGATCGCTTTATCGACTACAACGAAGAGTTCTTCATTCCTGATGATCTTCCTTTCTAGGAGGTAATGGTTATGGAACTAAGACCTTATCAAAATGAAGCAGTTGAGGCAATTAGAAATGAATGGATTCAAGGACATCAAAAAACGTTATTAGTACTTCCTACTGGTACAGGGAAAACAATCGTATTTTCAAAAGTAGTGGAGGAAGAAACGAAAGATGGTAGTAAAGCACTTATCCTTGCTCATCGTGGAGAATTGCTCGATCAAGCTTCAGAGAAATTATTAGAAACCAGTGGATTGGATTCGGCTTTAGAAAAGGCTGAGTCCTCTGCCATTGGCTCATCAGAACAAGTCACAGTTGCGTCTGTTCAAACATTATCACAACATAAAAGACTTGCTAGTTTCGCAAAGGATTACTTCAAGACAATCGTAGTAGATGAAGCACACCACTCTATGAGTAATACTTATCAACGTATACTTACACATTTTGAAGGTGCAAACGTACTAGGAGTGACTGCTACACCAGATCGATCGGATCAAAAGAATCTAGGAAAATACTTTGATTCAAAAGCCTATGAGTATTCATTACATCAAGCAATCAAAGAAGGCTACTTAGCACCAGTAAGAGCACAGATGATTCCGCTTGAATTAGATATCCATAGTGTTGGTGTATCCAATGGTGATTATGCAGTGGGAGAAGTTGGATCAGCTTTAGAACCTTATCTTAACCAAATTGCACTTGAAATGCTCAACTACTGTAAAGGCAGAAAGACAGTTGTGTTCTTGCCATTAGTAAAGACATCTCAGAAGTTTTGTGAATTACTCAATCTTCATGGAATAAGAGCAGCTGAGGTAAATGGAAACAGTCCAGACAGAGATGAAATCTTAGCTGACTTTGAAGATGGAGAATATGATGTGTTATGTAATTCAATGTTGTTAACAGAAGGTTGGGATTGTCCTTCGGTGGATACCATTGTTGTGTTGAGACCAACTAAAGTTAGAAGTTTATATCAACAAATGGTCGGACGTGGTATGAGACTACATCCTGAAAAGAAAGAATTGCTTTTACTTGATTTCTTATGGATGACTGAACGCCATGATTTATGTAGACCTTCCGCACTTGTTTCAAAAGATGAAGAATTAGCAAAACGTATCGATCAGAAAATGATGGATCAAGAAAGTGGTATTGATTTATTGGAAGCTGAAGTAGAAGCAGAACGAGATGCCATTCAAGAACGTGAAGATGCATTGGCTCGTGAACTAGCAGCGATGCGTAAACGAAAATCAAAACTTGTAGATCCAATCCAATATGCATTCTCAATTGCAGCAGAAGATCTGGCTAGTTATGAACCTACCTTTGTATGGGAAATGGGACCAGCTACCGAGAGACAACTTAGCTACTTAGAAAAACATGGAATCTTTCCTGATGCAGTAACAAGTTGTGGTATGGCAAGCATGCTTATTGAAAAACTGAAAAACAGACAAATTGAAGGTTTAGCAACACCAAAACAAATACGCTTCTTAGAACGATACGGATTCTTACATGTCGGTATGTGGGCATTTGAAGCAGCAAGCAAAATGATAACACGAATTGCAGATAATCATTGGATGTTACC